TCAGAAATAAACATAGTGTAATTATCTTCTGAGCTTGTCAATCCACTTATATTAAAGTCGTAGCCTTTTATATTTATACCTCCTATTGGTATGGTTATCTGATTAGACCCCATATCTATAATGCCATCTAAAAAATATTCTTTAGTGCTATCTATTACACCTCCTAAAGTGGTTGCATGATTGCCTTGATTAACTATTATTTGAGAATCTAGCGTTATTACTGGTGTCGACCCACCGTTAGACTTTCCCAGGCTTAAAGATGCAAAATCTCTAAATGTAGTAGCCGTAAAAACAACATCTCCTGAGTCTACACACTCAGCAACAGGAAACCCCTTAAAAGACCTTCCTGCTTTGTTGTATTCGTATTTATTTGTGTTCTTTTCGTTTTGGTCTGTTGTTCCGTAAAACTTAACAAAACCACCCACTAAAGAATCTTCTTCATACCAAGTATACATACTAGGTTGAAAAACGGCAATATCTCCGCTTATAGTTTCTGTTACGCTTAATGCGTTGTTTACAATTTCAATTTTAAATGCCATAGCTAATTTTTATTTAAAGTGTATTAATAAATTCTTTTACGCAATCCTCGGCTTCAAATACACCATTATTAGCTATAACTCTATTTTTATAGTTGATGAATATAGTATCTGAATCAGGATTAATAGGGCTTAATTCTTGTATATTTTCATCTTTTACCCTTGTAGTTATTAGCTTAACAAAAGTTCTGTTTAGATTAACCTCGTTAGGAGCTTGAACAAACATATAATTTACACCTCCATAACTTATAAACTGGTTTATTCCATGATACTCTATATCGTTTCTATATCTTACAGTAATCATTAGGTTAATAGAGTTATTCTCTAGTCCTATGCTGTTTAAATCTCCTGCTGTAGATTTTGCCGTTTCTATCTTTGCCCAAGAGGAGGTTATTAGTTCGTTATACACAATATTACTACTAAACCCATCAGAAATAGTTTTAGTTTGCCATATATAAACCTTTTTATTTAAACCTCTTGCTCTCATATCCAAAAACGTTTATTACTATTTAAAGCGTCAATACTTAAACTACTTAATTTCTTTGCTATTGGCTTTCCATCCTTCTCTCCGTAGTAATATAAATCAATCATCTCATAAGCCACCTCTAATAATTCTTGTGGAACGTTTACAGGATCAGCATAACCGACATTTAAGGTTAAATCTACTGTATCTGTATTATCTGCACAGATATTAGTGTATAAACTCTTTCTTTCGTAAGTGTAGTCTGTTAGCGTGTCTAAATCCGTGTTTAATGGCGCTTGATACAGCTTTAAAACGCCCTCTTTTACTAGGTAGTCTACATCTCTTGCATACACTAAAACATCTGTATAGTTTTCCACATACCTCAAAGACGCATTAATCATCCTAATAATAGCGTTATCATCTTCCGTAAGCGTATCATCTACTCTTAGGTAGTTCTTTGCCTCTGATAAAGATATTACGTCTGTATATGCCATGTTATTTAGTTTTAACTTTCTTAACTACTTTTTTCTTTTCAATCTTAACATATTTCTCAATGTCTTGGAACTTTTCGCCCTCGTATTTGTCCCCTACAAGATACGTCTTATTCTCTGAACGTTTATAAAAACTCTTTATTACAGTCATATTATTTAAAATTAAAAACCCCCTCTGATATAGAGAGGGTTTAAGTTATTATTGTGAAATACTACTATACAGCTGTAAAATCTCCAAATACAATAGCTAATGGCTGTTCAACCGCTAAAGCTGTTTGAGACTCAATACGAGCAGTAATGTTATTCTTAACAAAGTTCTCTCCTTCAACATCGCTGAACTCTAAAGAAAGACCCTCAGTGTTAATTTTATTGATTCTTGACCAATCTCCTACAAAGTATTTGTTAGCAGTTAACCAAGTAGCTTTAAGAACTTGAACACCCGCAACTCTCAATACTCCACCTTCATAAGTTACAGCAGATTCTAAATCATCTTTAGCAGCTTTTAACATATCCATATAATCAGAAGGACGCACTACAATACCGTTAGTGTCATAATCAGCATCTTCTAATTTAGCAATCTCATTCATTAACATTTGAGGCTTGTTCTTTCCTGTGATAACCTCAGTAGATGCAGTAGCATCAGCAACTAAAATTCCGTTAAAGATAGAGTTTTCAGCCTTGAAGTAATCTCTTCTCAATAACATTGGAATAGCTGATGTAATGTAAGAAAGATTGTTTCTCATTTTCTTAGAGTATCTAGCAAAACCTGCAATAAAGTCAGTAGTTACATCTACAGTAGTAAAGTCGTAATCTTTTTGACCTTTAGTAGCTCCTTCCGTTTGGTTTCCAATAGCTCCCTCTGACCCTGTTTCTCTAGTATAAGTATAAGTACCACCACCAATATTAACAGACCCTACTAAATCAGATACATTCACCTTTTGAGCAGGGAATTTAACTATATCATAATTATAATCTCTAGGCTCATCACCAGTAAGGTTAGCAGTACCCATGTCAGCAACCGCTTTAATTTCAATCTCTACAGATGATTTAGCTTTTGCTTTTGTGATTTGTTCTCCGTTTTCTTTAATAGCATCTACTAAGAAATCTCCTTTTACTTCCATTTGTGCTGTTTTTTCTTGCATTTTTAAGTCCATTGCATCCGCTTGGTCTTGGATTGTTTTCAAATCAGCCTTAAAAGCCTCTTTTACTTCATTGATTGAACCCTCTACAAGTCCTTTTACCTCTACTTCAAAAGCCTCGATTGCTGCTTTTACTTCTAATTGTGATTTACCTTCCATCTTAGCGGCAAATGCTTCAAATTGTTCTTTTAATTCCATCTTTAAATTGATTTGATAAATTCGTTTAATTCTTCTAATTGTTTACTACTTAGCGGCTCGTCTTTAGGAGTGTCAGTTTCTAACGGCTCTTTATTGGAAAGTGCTTTTAATATTGTTTCTATGTTTCTCAACCTCTCGTCTGAGTAGTCTAAGTTATATGCTTTTTCTATTAGCTCCATTATCCCGTAATGACTCTTAATACCTTTCATGTGTTGAACCGTGCTTAATTCATTAGCTGCCCAACTAGACAAAAAAGAGTATTCCATTAACTTATACTCAGTAATAATACTTTTATTCTTTTGATCCCTGTTTAACACTTGGTAGCCAATGCTTAATTCAGCATTTAAGCCGTTCTCGTGCATTAGTTTAACATCTGTAAACATATCCTTTCCTAGAGGTTTTTTCATGTTGAATTGAGACTTGGTTAAAAGCCCGTAAGTATCCTTAGCGTCAATCTCTAAAGGTACTCCAATCATTAATGTAGGGTTATGATCTTTGAGTACTCTAATACGCTTAAAGTTCTCTTTTACAGTCTTGTTAAAACTCCCTTGTGCTGAAATATCCCCGTCAGAGTCTTTAAAGTCGTAAGCGTTAGCATAAGCCACTACTACCCCTTTTTCTTCGTCTAAGTCTTTCAACTCATAACTATTTTGCTTTACATTCATGCTTATAGTGTTATTTTTGTAAATATACAATTTTTATTTAACTTTTATTTTCTGTTTCTATACACGAGCTAGGTAAAATAGCGTCAATTATTTTTTTGCTATTGTTTCTTGAATTATTAACCACGTCTTTAATTACATTAACTAAAACACTTCCTTTAACTTTAAACTCTTCCATAATTTATATTTTTATTTATCAATAAGATTACCCTCTGCATCCCTCTTAGCTTTATATGCTACAGCACACCTACAGTTAATTATGTTTCCTGCACTTCCATTAGGTGCTCCTGGATACATTAGTTTTTCACCTCTTGAAGTTACAAAAGGCTCGTCAGGGTCTACTTTCTTTCCGTTTAAATCTTGATGATCGTATTTATCGGGTGGTGTACGCCTTGTTCTGCTATCACTCGCACTGATCCAAACCTTCTCCATTACAAAGTCAGTTACATCATTGGCTTGTGTTGCTGCGTAATTGGCTGCCGTTGTGCTTTCTGTTCTCGCTATTCTTAACGCTTGCCACCTGTAGAAATTAGACTTACCTACAATAGATTGAACCTCCTTGGCCGCCTCAAATATTGTTTTACCCTCTTCTAATCTGTTTGCTAACAGCTTTTTAATGGTATCTACATAAGTACTCTCTACGCTTGTAATTCTTTCACCTCCAAAAGAAGTTAAAAACTCTCTTATGTTTTGTAAGAATACAGATTCAAAATCACCGAGCTTAAAGAACTTTAATTCTCTGTTTATTTGCCTACCTGTTCTTTTACCATGCACTAAGCCTATTTCTGTGTACAACCTTTCATATGATAGTATCATAGGGTCATCCATTATAACTACATCTATCATGGCTCCGTAGTTCTCCTCAGTCATTAGATTAAAAGGAATGGATTTGCCCCATTTATCAAACGCTTTCTTTAGTTCTTTATACGCTTGCCCTTCATACTGCTTCAACCAACGTTTATAAGTGTTTCTATATGCTGTTATACTAGCCATCTATATTATTAAAAGGGTTTTCTAATGCGTCATTTAAAGACATTGTACCCTCAGCTACAGTAATAACGTTCATGTTCTCATCATCTGACTCTAAGTAATTCAATGCCGTTCTATATTCGTTTCTTGTAATTACTCCACTCTTCAACGCTCTATCTAGCCATGTAGTAAGTTCTCCCATATCTGACTGCATCTCTGGCAACTCAGAAGGATCATATATCAACTCACAACCCTCGTACCCTTTGAATCTAGGCAAAAACCTATCGTTTAAAGCCGCTGCTAATAGCTCTAAGTCAGGCATAATATCATCAGTAATGACTTGTTTTCTTAACGTCTTTAAGTATTCACCGAAATTACTACCCTCATCATTGTTAAGTAATTTGTCTTTCCATCCTAATACATTGCACACTTGCTTTTCGTCATATTTCAAGTACTCAAAAGGTTTCATCTCGTCAGCAGTAAGGCTCAATCTAGTAAAGCCCATTTCATGAGATACAGCCGCTATTTTTGCTAAGTTATCAGAACTTGCTTCCATTTCTAGTAGCTTATCTTTAACAGCAGACGCTTGACCTTCATTTAATGTAGTTCCTTTACCGTGTATTAATCCATACGCTCCACCAGATTTACCTGTCTTAATATTAAGGTTCAAGAACACCTCTGTAGATTGTAAATTCTTTAAAGCGGCTCGTAATGGTGCTTGACCGTAAAGGTGCTCGCCCTCGTTTCCGTAGTTAGGATTAGGGTATTTAACATGAATAACATTCTCGCAAGGAAACTCAACAAATTGGTCTCCCATAGTTAGCATATAGTGGCTTATAGGGTTTGAGTTTGGTTCTAGTCCTATATTGTCTTTTAATACTATCTGAGTGTATTGAGATGGAAGTACATAGACCTCTAAAGGCTCTCCCATGTTCTGAGGATGTGAACGAGTAACCATATACAAATAAAAGTTACCGTTTAACTTCATCATTGTTTTATACAGCTCCTCTATTTCGTTCCATGTCTGTAGTGGATTAGGTCGTACTAAAGGAAAGTCTTTGTCTCCTTTGTCGTCATATGCCTTACGCTCTAATATAATTTGTTTAACACTCTGAGACGGTGATATATCGTAATTAGTAGCCTTTTTTAACCTTCTTAACTGTTTTCTACTGCTATCATCTTTTACTTTCTTGATGTATGAAGGTACAGAAGATGTTTTCTTTGCTTGCTGACTAATTACACTAAATACAGTAGGATTTATATTATATCCTTTATCTACATAAGTTTCTCCTTTGTCGTCATAAGCCGTAAACATACCGCCTATTAACTTAAAAAAAGCCTCGTTAAATTTGTTATTCTCTTCTTTTTTATCCGTGTCTTGGCTGTTTAACCCAAAGAATGACCTTATACCCATGTTATAATAGTTTATCTGTAAAAATACAATATTTTATTTTAATTTATGCCACTTCAAATCTTGGTGCTAATTCGAACCAATAACGCATCATGATAGAATCCCATTCGTCAGGTGAACGTCCTATATTCATTTTAACAACATCTTTAGACACTAAAGCCACCTTTCCGTCTTTGTCTATGTCTTTCTGTTTAACTTGCTCCATCTCTTCTGTAGTGATTCCAACTACCGAACTAT